GCAAAGAATGGTGATATGTCGGGTTTTGAAAGGTTATTCTACGAGATACAGTCCCACGTATGGGAGATAAACAGTCTACAAGCATCAAGAGTATATGGACAATGGCACAGAGCAAATCATTGTGACGTTAAACGAGAGATAAGACATTGTGCCCCACCAAAGAACTTAGACCTGCGACTTCCAATAGTCCTACCGATAAAAATAGAACCCGTAATACATACGATAAATGTTTCTGTTAAAGAGGATATTAATAATAGAACACAATTATTATTTACTTTTGTTGAAAACACATAGTTATGGCAAAGAAGAAAATAGAACCACGCCCCGTAATGCTTAAAGAAGTCAGGGTAACTGCAAAACCAATGAGAAAGGTTACACAAGAAACAGTAAGGCTATACCCAAAAGGGGAGGCATCAAAGAAAAGTGTTGATTCTCTAAAAAGAGTAGGCTTAGGAAGGGCTATCGGAAACCCAATAATGAAAAAAGGGGAGAAACCAATGTACGGTGCTCAATCAAGTGATGTGATTAAGAAAGCACTAAAGAAGAAGTAACTTATATTCTTACCGTAAGAACAGAATACAGGTCATTAAAAAAGAAAAAGCCATGCAAGTAATTGTCATGGCTTTTTTCATTTAACACTACCCATTCTTAGGCGTTAATTGCAGTCAGCAAACTTGCTACTGAAATAGACGACCAATAAGCACCTGTCATCACCTGATTATTAGCGTAAAAATTTACGGTGATAATAGAGGCCGTTCCGGGGAACTGAGCAATTTGTGCTGCCGATGCTGCGGTTACTTCCTGAATGTAGTCCGTACCGATAAGGTAAACTGGACAAGGGTTTGCTAACCCTGCGAATGATGTACCATTTGGTAATTGAAGTACATTTGAACTAATTGCTACTGCCATGATTTTATGATTTAATGGTTTATTAACTGTGGTAAAGATAATTTAAAAGAAAAGTTGTTTTTTAATTTGGTATTGTAAAAAATAATACTCACTTTTGATAAGCGGAAACTATACATGGAAAATCAAAAAAAAACAATTCAGACCTTAAACCCATACCCAACATCAGAGCGTGCAAACTTTTGCCGTGTGTTTCCGCACACCAGCTCGGTGTTGGGTTTTTTTAATTAAATATGGCACTAATAGTAATGGCTTCCTACGTAACCGAAACAAATAATCGGTTAGAATATGCTAAAAAAACGCTATCAAAATTATTGGAAACGGTAGATTTTAATAAGCACGAGTTGTTTATAAGCGATAATGATAGTTGCGAGGAAATGCTTAGTTTTTATGAAAATTTTACATTTATGTTTAATAGGAATTTTCATAGAAAAAACCTTACCATATCATACAATAAAACCAATTTAGGTACTGCCGAAGCGGTAAACTTAGGAATAAGACAAAGGAAAGAAGGGCAATACGTAATTAAGATAGATTCCGATGTAACTATTAGCGAAAGCGGTTGGGTAGAAAAAATGGAAGAATGTTTTGAGCGTTACCCCGACTTAGGTATATTAGGACTAAAGCGTACAGAGGTAATACAGAAGCAAGACCACGAAAATCCTACCTATCAGACAAAGTTAGTATCAGTACCTCACCAGAGGGGTCAGAGTTGGATTATTTTAGAACTATGTTCGGATATTATCGGAACTTGTACGATGTTTAACCCGAAACTGTTAGACACGATAGGCTACCTGTATCAACCTGCAAAATACGGTTGGGAAGATGTACTTGCTTGTGTAAGGTCAGAAAAGGCAGGATTCGTAAATGCTTTCCTACCGAGTATCCCTATTGTCCATTTAGACGATGGGTTAGGTGAATACACAAAACAAAAACAAAATGAAGCAGGTTTGGTTATTGACGAGTTTTCAGAAATAGCAGATGACTACAAAAGTGGCGTGAGAGATATTTACTATACCCCCTTTGAGAAATGAAATTAGTTACCGTAGCATCCCATTTAGACGTAAGGGGTTTAGAAAATCTAATCAGTTCTGCACAGAAGTTCGGATGGGATATAGAAGTGATACTTTCAGAGTGGAAGGGATTCGGCACTAAGTTAATTGAGGTGGCAAACTACTTCAATAACAACCCTGACGTTAAAGAACTTATATTTGTAGATGCTTACGATGTTATTGCTTTATCTACTCCGCAAGAGGTTATTGAAAAAATCAAAGACCGAACCAAAATGCTTGTAAGTGTAGAGAAGGGGTGTTGGCCTGACAGTTCATTAGCAATACACTACCCCGAAGTAGACACCGATTGGAAATATATCAATTCAGGTACTTATTACGCACCGAGAGGGGCGTTTATGGATATGATTGAAAAAAATCCACCGCTATATTCAAGTGACGACCAACTTTGGCTTACTATTGAATTTTTACATGAGCCAAGCAAGTTTGTTTTAGACTATGGTTGCGAGGTGTTCCAATGCTATTCATTTATTGCAGAGGATGATTTCGAGTACAAAGATGGCAGAGTTCACAATTTGAAAACCAATAGCAATGGGGTTCTGTTTCATGGAAATGGTCGAACCGATATGAGCAAAGTCTTAAATTTGATAGATTTGTAGTGTGGGTAATCAAGTAATAATAGTGGTTTCATGTAAACTAAAAAAAGAAAAGCAGTGTGGGAAAAATAAGTGGAGGTGTACTGTACGTGGCGAGGAATGTTTAGTTTCAAGCAAGTATGGCAGACTTTGTACACAAAACATGGATGAAGCAACAGGCGTATTTGATATATCGGAGATGGAGTGGATTGATATTCGCATTTACAACGTACAAAAAAATAATATGGTAGGAATACAGGGAGATTCAGCAGAATACGAATACCTAACCGAAGCGGTTAGGCTAAGTAAAGACGTAAAGGGTTTATGTATTGAATTAGGTGTCAGGCGTGGCATGGGTTGTAAGACATTAATGGATGCAGTTAAAGAATACTGCCCCGACAAGTCTGTTATAGGCGTTGACCCCTACGGTAACATAGAGTACTTCCACAAGGAGAACGAGAAAGTTAGGCTTGATTACACCAACACGATGAAGAACGAGGCTATGCAAGCGTTATATGCCTATTCAGAATCTATCGGAGTTTATTTCAACCACTACACCTTAGAGGACACCGAGTTTTTTAATTCGTTTAAAAATGGCGTTCCGATCTACAAAGACTTTAAGGAAGTTATTAATCAGTATAGCGTGGTACATTTCGATGCTCCCCATGCCGTAAAGGAGATTTTAGCAGAGATTAATTTTTTCAAACAAAGGACACCAAAGGGGGGTTGCTGGATTTTTGATGATATTTTAGATTTTTATCCACATGATGAAGAAGTAGAACCGTTCATTATTGGATTGGGGTTTGAGTTAATAAAAAAGGGCAACAAGAAAGCGTTATACCAAAGAATATGACATTTAATGAACTAAAAGAAACGTGGGTAGACACACCCGAATTTCACGAGTTAGTAAAAAACAGTCTAACCGAGTTAGTAAACTCTGATGAGGTATTAAGCGAACACAGAACCTTTGTCGAGAACCATGTGTACGGGTTTGGAGAAAGACCGTTTTGGGGAATGTGGAAACTACTGTTTGGGGAACTTGTTAAAGAGCCTAAAATACTTGAAATAGGGTGCTTTAAAGGAGCGTCTTTATCTGTTTTTAAACTACTTAATCCTAATTGCAGGGTTTATGGGGTAACACCATTAGACAGTACAGGAATAGATTGGGAGGGAGATTACGCCCTTTTCATTAAAAATATACACGACCTATACAAGCAGGAGCAACCAATGATATTTCATGGTTTAAGCGAGAACCCTGAAATAATAAAACAAGCGGAAATGGTATCTCCGTATGACGTGGTGTATATTGATGGTGGACATTCGAGGGAACACATTGACAACGATTTGGCGTATTATGCACCTATGGTTAAAAGCGGTGGATACCTTGTGATTGACGATGCCTGTAATGACTTAAATATGCCTTGGGGGTACTTTCAGGGGATACAGTCGGTTAGTGATGGTGTCTTAGCGTGGGAGAAAACAGAGGAGGCCGAAGATTTTTTGTTTGTATTTAACGTAATTCATAACAGAATATACCAAAGAATATGAAAAACATTTGCTACCTAAGTATGCTTGAAACAAACGCCTCTGCCTTTTACAGAATGGGGGGTGTGCTTAAATACCTATATTCTAACGACATAAATGTTACTAACCTACATACTATAACAAACAATTACGATTGGAGTATGTTCTTGGGTTACGATACGTTTATATTCCAAAGGCCATCACATGAACCTCATATATCCTTAATTAAGTTAGCAAAGGACATGGGACTAAGGGTTATCTTAGATTACGATGATGATTTATTAAACGTACCATTCCACAACAACGCAAGTATTACGCTTAGTGAGCAGAAAACAAATATCAAGAAAGCTATTCATTTGGCAGACGAGGTTTGGGTAACTACGCCAAGCATTAAACATATTTATAAGCCATTTAATAAGAATATCCATATTATACCCAATGCTCACAACGACTACATATTTAAAGTAGAGGATAAAAAGCCGTTCAATAGGGATACAAAAATTATGGCATATCGGGGTGGTGGTAGCCACGATGCAGACGTTTATCAGAATATAAACGATATTGTGAGCATGATAAACGACAACCAAGATTGGAAGTTCAGGTTTCAGGGTAGCAGATTTAAGCATATCGAGGAAAGGGCAATGAATAACATGGAATATACTGACCCTGTTACGCTGATGCAGTTTTACAAAGAATACCACGAGTTAAATGCCAATATTGCTTTCTTCCCGTTACTAACAAACGTATTCAATATTGGTAAGAGTAATATAGCACTATTAGAAGCCACGTATGCAGGGTCAGCGTTTATGGGTAATACGGAGTTGCCTGAATTTAAACACGACTTTGTTGTAGATATTTCAAATGGTGTCAATCCTTCCTTTTCAGATATTAAGGAGCTGCCTGTTTTTATGGAGCATATAAACTCTTTGGCATGGGATTGGATTTTAAAAGAGAGATTACTAAGTAAGGTAAACCAATTACGAATAGACAGAATTTGTATATGAAAAAGATTGATAAATTAAAACAGGATTACGAACCCGCTTGTAATGACTATTTGCATGAATTTTGCATAAAGCAAGACATGGAGAACGGTGGTTGGGTTGGTGACAATATTGGTGGGATTGCTATTTGTAGTGACTTTTTCTTCAATATGCACGATATTGTTTGGGATATAAATTCTAAACAAAAGGCTGGACTGATTATTAATTGGTATTACGATTGTTTAGACGATATTGGGACATCAATAAATTATTACAGCTATACTCGTGGACTAAAATCTAAGGACTTTAAATAAATAACATGGAAGAAAAAGTCGTAACGCCACAGGAAATACAAAAAGAGTTTCCAGAACTAAATGATGAGCAACTTGCTATTATTCGTGGGTGGGTTAATACGGCCTATTCTTTAGGATATAACTTGGGTACGGAAAATGCTAATTACGCAATGATACTTAACAGATAAATCAATCGGTATGTATAATAGAATGTTTGTTCAGTTTGACAAAAAGCACAACAAGGTGTTTAACGTGGGTGGCGTAGAAATTATGCGACCCGATATGTGGGTGCATACCGAACATGGTGGCGAAGAAACACGATGGATGGAAAATTTCAACATGAAAGAGGTTCATCCACAAATAGCAACGGTTGGATTTACGACCCCTGACTATAAAAAGGGGGACAAGCTATTCTTTCACTACATGGCAAGGGAGGCAGACGAGGAATACGAAATTAACGGAGAAAGCTATTTCATGGTTTACCCTTATCACGTATTCTTTAAAATAGATGGGGATGAAATCATTATGGCAGACGATATGTACTTGGGTGAGCAGGTCTATACCGATGCAGTAAAAACAGATAGCGGAATTTACCTGACCTCTGATGAAAAGAAAAAGGAAACCTTGAAAATAAGAATCCTCCACGTTCCAAAGAACAGGTCAACCGTTAAACTACCAAAAGGGTTCAAAGAGGAAGATTATAAAATAAACGTGGGGGATATTGTGTGTACCGAAGATGATAGCCAATACTACCTATCCTACCAAGATAGGGACTACGTAAAACTACACCATAACGAAATTGCAGCCAAGTTTGTATGAAAAAGCCTAACTTAGATGGATTAACACAGCAACAGTCTGACTACATAACGTATTTAGAGGGGGCGCTATTTGGCTCTAATGACCTAACAAATGAACTTCAATTAATGAAGAAACAGATTGCAAAGGAGTTAGAAACTATACGTGAGGATGGGCAAGTGTTAAAAGATGATAAAATGTTTACTAAAATTGTAGTGTTAATGGGAGAGGATAATAAGTCCAAAACAATATCAGCAAAAGTAGGAAAGAGTAAGAAGGAGGAAGAGCAACCACAGGAATTTACAGGCGAGAATATATTTGAGCAGGTAGCAAAAAAGGTAATGAACAAGAATGTCGGCAAATCAGCATAGGGGTGAAAAGAAAAGGAAGCAAGAGGCACAGGAATCTGATGCTGAATATGTTCCAAGAGTAAGAACATGGAAAGAGGGTAAGCCTATAAGGTCGTCTATTCAGGGCATAGACTATGTTACTCCACCTGTCCCCGATATGTATAAAATTCGGGGGTTTGAGTTACCAAACGAAGATCAGATTTGGTTCAGGGATGAAACGTATTTACAATGGGATTGGAATACAGACGTAAAAGAGGGCGTTCTATGGCATCAAGCACCGCAGTCTGGTCAGATGGAATGGTTTATCGAAGAAATACACCGACTACATCATGGCGAATGGGTTTTCATAAATGGTTTCCCTACCTACTTCAATAAATACTGTTATTTCTTTCATCAATGGTTCAAGCTACAAGAGGATATATACCCGATATATAAAGACACCTCTTTAGAATATCTAAACTTCTACAAGCTATGCGAGGACGATGATTTTACATTAGGGGATTGCGGTATCAAAGGTCGTAGGGTTGGATTGTCCTCAATGGCGGCATCAATCATGCTTTTAATTGGACTTCTTGAAGAAAACACCCTACAAGGTATTGTTTCTAAAACAGGTATTGATGCCAAAGAAATGTACCTAATGGTTAAGAACGGATTAGAGAAACTACCTGAATTTCTTATTCCTGAATTAGCAAAGGTGGCAGAAACAGAACTTCATATCGCTAAACCAAGAGCGAGAATTTCGGCAAATAACAGAACGGTATCTGCCGACAAGGGTAAAAACAATAGAATAAATTGGCTACCAACGGCTGAAAACTCTTACGATGGTAGAAAGGCACGAAGGATAACTTTAGACGAAGCCGCTAAAATTGAAGAGTGTAACGTAGAAGTTTTACTATCAAATATTAGTGAAACATTGGTTGTCGGTGCTTCTGTTAGTGGACATATATCTGTATTTAGTACAGTAAACAAGGGCGACAAGGGCGGTGACAACTTTAAGAATATTTGGTTGGCATCAAACCATTTGGGCAAGGTAGATAGTATTGGTCAAACACCATCACGACTTAAAAGATTTTTCTTAGAAGGTTTTAGGGGGTATTACGGATACATTGATAAGTACGGAAACTCTGTTATTGAAAACCCTACCCCTGAACAATCAGCATACTTAGAAGAAGTGCGTGACCCTATTACGGGTAAAAAAGTGTGCCCAAACCCGAATATTGGTGCAAGGCAATACCTGCAAGAGAGAAGGCTTCAACTTGCAAACAACCCCGAAAAGTTAGGCGATTGGATTAGAATGTATCCTTTTGAGTGGATTGAAGTATTCAGGGGCGTAAACAACCAATGCCACTTTAACTTAGAGGAACTAACCAATCAGATAGAACGTATTGAAACGCTATTAGAGGGCACAGGCTTATCCGAAAACGGGAGAAGTGGTCGGTTCAGGAAAAGAGAAAATGGCGAGGTTTACTTTGAGGATAGCAATATAGGGATGTGGTATATCCTTGAATTTCCAGAAAATCACAATAAGTCGGTCTATCAAGGAAGTATAAAATGCCCCGACAACACCTCATTCGGGAGTGCAGGGCTTGACCCATTCGCTAATTCAAGGCAAACGGTAGACAAAGGGTCAGATGCTTGCTGTTTAATACATAAGCGTTATGATAGTTTAAACCCCGAAAATTCAGACTATCCATGTGCTATGTTTTTGGGTAGACCCGATACGAAACAGACTTTCTTTGACCAAATATATTGGGGATTAGAGTACTTTGGAATACGTATGTTAGGAGAACGTGCCCCTACGGATTGGGTAGATTATGCCATGCACCCAAGTACAAGACTTGCATCCCCTGAAACCGCACCTAAATTACATGGGTATTTAATACCAACCAAGAGGGCAAACGGTTCAGAGGTGTACGGTTGCGCCCCACAAGACAAAGAAGCGAGAGAGCAACACCTAACAGAAATGGTAGAGTACGCTTTAAATAAAATGCACAAAATAAAATTCCTAAGACTATTAAAAGATATGTTAGGCTTTAATATAAACGATAGAACGGATTACGATGCTTGTATGGGGTGGGGGTATTCCTTGATGGGATTAAAGTCTGACTTTAGAAAGAAAATTGTAGAACCCAAATTAATTAATTTTATGCAAGTAAGGAAGTCTAAAAAGTACTATTAAAAAACCCTATAATATTTGCATTAGTTTTGTCTAATACTAAATAGATTATGCCAATACCATCCAACTTTGAGAATCCACTTGCTCCCGATGCAGATAAAAATAGTGAGCAGTATGGGTTAAATTTTATGCGGACTGCCTACGAAAAATGGAGAGTAGGTTCTGCGGAGAGTGCAGCAGATAGAAAACGTAGGTATGAATACAACCGTTCTTACGCTTTCGGTATGCAGGACATGACCGAGTTTAAAGACATTTTGGACTTAGATGGAGCGATGTCCGTAATCAATTTAGCGTATGACCCATTACCTATTGCTATCCCGTTCATTAATAGGCTAAAAGATAGATACTTGCAACGCATAGAGAAAATACAATGTAATGCAGTAGACCCTTTATCTCAAACAAAAAAGGAAAAAGCCAAAGCCAATGCACTCTTTAAGCTAAAGAATAAAGAGCAAATCATGCAACTTCAAGAAACATCAGGAATAGAGTTAGAGGAATTTAATGATGACGACCCTGAAAGTGAAGCAGAAATAGATATTGAGTTTGGATTTAACTACAAGGAGAGGGAAGAAGTAATCATGGAACAGGGCATTGACCTTGTTTTTTATGATAACAGTTGGTCAGACGTAATCAAAGATAGAATCCTTACAGACCTAATTAATTGCGGTATATCCATGATATGCCCATATATTGACCCGAATGGCAGGATTAAAACCCCATTTGAGAAACCCGAAAATATCATTAGTGGTTATTCGGAGCGTGACGATTTAGAAGATGCTCAATACATGGGTCGTTGTACCCAAATGAGTATCATGGATATTCGCTTACAATACCCGAACAAGATAACAGAAGAAAAACTATTTGAACTTGCCCGAAGCCAAAAAGGTATTAATGGTAATGCGAATGAGTGGTCATGGGATTGGAATCCACAATGGAGTTCTGCATTAGCAAGACCGTATGACTCATTTACCGTTACCGTAGTAATGCTATCTTTAAAAACCCTGTACGGATTAAAGTACAAAGTTTGGAACGATAGTTTTGGTAGTGAGAAGCTAACTAAGGTAGAGTGGTTCTCCAAAGAAGAAGAAGGTTCTAAATACAAAAAAACTAAACCGTACTTTGTAGAGTACTGCGGTATCCATATTGTAGACACGCCCTATGTATTATCGTGGGGGCTAGCTAAGAACATGATTAAGCCACAAGATAACCTGACAGAGATTAAACTGCCTTACATAGTGTTCATGTATAACAATCATAAGATGGTAAACAAGCCAATGATTGAAACCATGATACCCTCGATTAAGATTATGCAGTTGGTAGCGTTACAGCAACAAAAGATAATTGCAGCAGCAGCACCCGATGGCTTCGAGGTAGATATTTCCACGATGTCGGATATTACATTGGGGCAAGACTTAAAAAACCTATCTCCATTTGAGATTTACAGGATATACAAACAAACGGGTATTCAGTACTACAAAAGGAAAGAAGATGACGGCGAGGGGCAAAGACAAGCACCGATACAACCAAAGAATGTACCTTTTAGCGATAAGCTGAATCAGTTGATGGGTGTCTGGAACGCAGAGTACGATAAATTAATGCGTATTGTAGGTACAAACAACTTAGCGGAAGGTCAGTTAAGCAACCAAGCGGTAGGAAAACAAGTCCTGCAAGATGCAAGGCAAATCGGGGAGAGTGCGTCCAACTATATTTACAATGCCTATCTAAATATGTATAAGAGAACTGCAAGAATTGTTCAAATGCGGTTATGGGATATATTGGTATATGGTAAAAAGGACGGCATTACTTATTACGATGGATACAGACAAGCATTAGGTTCAGACCGAGTAGAATATATTCGTGTAGAGGGCACAGATGATTTCGAGAGGGCACAGTTTGATGTTAAAATCGAAGCAATCTTAGATGATAAGGAAGCACAAATGCTGGAACAAAACATTCAGGTGTGTTTAGCTAACGATACTATCACGCTCCAAGATGCTATTGATATACGACTATTGGCGAAGTCTAACATAAAGTATGCAAGTTATATGTTGGCATCAAGAGAAAAGAAGCGTAGGAAGGCGAAAATGGAAGAAGGCATCCAACAATCGAAATCAAATACGGAGGCGGCAATCGAGGCGGCTAAGGCTAAATCACAGGGCGAGATGGAATTAGAGCAACTTAAAGCACTACTACAAGCACAAGCAAGGTTAGACGAAATAGAGGCTTTAAAATCATCTGAATCAATTAAATTCACTCAAATAGCCAAAGTAGAGGTTATTAAATCTATCCTAAACAAAGAGGGTGGGACTGTTGACCAAATCCCTGCATGGGCATTAGAGGGTATAGAGCAAACCAATATTCTTTCATCGGTATTATTAGAACAACAAATACAGGGCATTGAAGAACAGGAAATGCAGGAGCAACAAATGCAGGAGCAACAAATGATGGAGCAAGAACAGATGGCTATGCAACAAGGTCAGATGGGTGAACAACAAATGATGCAGGGTGAAGAAATGATGCAATAGCAAGATTAAAAAACATTAAAAATTACAATATATATTTGTAATATGGAAGTAATTGATAATAGTAACGTATGGGATGACGAGGTCAAACCAGAAGTAGAAACACAAGTTGTAGAGCAAATTTCAGAACAGGTAGAAGTACAAGCACAGGTACAAACAGAAGTACAAGCCGAAGTTGTAGCAGATGTTCAAGAAGACATAGTTGAAACAGAGGGAACGGAACTAGTTGTCAAAAAGATAATCGAGAAGTACCCTGAATTTGAGAGTGAAGATGCAAAGTCTTTATTTGAAGCATTTCAGAAAGGCGATGAGGATAGTATTTACAATTTCCTTACCGAAAAAAGAAAGGACTATAATACAATGTCCGATCACGATATTGTAAAAGAGGGGTTAGTCAGGGCAAACCCAAAATGGACTGCAAAGGATATTGAGTTAGAACTAAAGTCAAAGTACGGAAGTATAGCCAAGAAGAAAGACTTATCAGAGATTGACCAAGACATTTATCCCGATGAATTTCAAAGTGCTTTCGAGTACAATGAACGAATAGAGGAAAGAGAGATTTTACTTGCAAGAGATGCAAGAGATTTTAGAATCTCTTTGGAGGAGCAAAAAAAGAATATACAGTTACCAAAAATAGAAAAGGTCGAAGCACCGAATGAGCTTACTCCCGAACAGATTGCCGAAATAAACAATCAATGGGAGCAAAACGTAGAGTCTGCAATGCCTGATTTAAGGGAACTATCATTAAAGGTAAATGGCGAGGAAGTCAAATACTCAATAACAGATAGTGAACGGTCAGAACTTACAAGCGAAATGAAATCATTTGATGCGGTGTCTTATTTAACTAACAGGGGGTGGTTTGACAAGGAGGGGAATGCAAATATCAAGAACATAGCCGAAGACGTGTATAGGTTCAAGAATTTTGACAAGATGCTCAGTAAAGTCGCAACAACCACAAAAAATGCCACAACAAAAGAAGTCGTATCCGAAATAAAGAATGTCGATTTAACAAGAAATGGTATTTCTCCCGAAGTTAAAAAAGTTGACCCTGCAATGGCTGTATGGGGTTACTAACAAAAATATTTAACTTTTTAAACTAAAGAAATGTCAATTATACAACCAAATACCACACCTGCACAGTATGCAGAATCGTCTGTAAGCAGACAGGGGCTACTTTCAAGTGGTCTAAATGTCGTGAACGTAATTGCTATGAGCAAGTTCATCGAAAAATACAATTATGTACCTTATGTTATGGTCAACGAGTTGGCAGGTAACATTGAGAAGTCCGATAACAAAGAAGTGAGATGGTATGAATCTCATGGTCGTTATATGGGGTTTGTTTCCGCATCAGCAACAGTTTCAGTATCAGCAGGAGCAGCAGCTACTATTACCGTTGGAGCAGGAAGTTATTCTTTGGCGGGTACAGAGTCATTACCAACATCAGGGTTAATTTTCTACAACTCACGTACAGGTATCGAGGGTAGAGTGTCTACATCGAACAAAGCTACACCGTATGCACATACTTTCGTGCTTACCCCTGTAAATTCAGGAGAAAATGTATCTGTTTTGGCAGGCGACCAATTATTGAACAGAGGTCAGAAATACTTAGGTGAGGGTTCAACAAAAACCGAAACTATCATCCGTAACATTGACAGATATGCTAACTTTAATACCGAGTTGAGAAAGGATAGTACCTTGACTGACCTTGCGTTGGCAGAGAGAATCGAGTTTGAGATTGGTGGTCAGCACTATTTTACTTACAAGCAGAAGCGTGATGACGATATGTCTTTACTTTTGGAGAGAGAGTACTTAATCATGGAATCTACTCAAACCAATAACTTAGGTTATGCAGAGTCGGGTTCTAATGGTGTTATCAAGCAAGTAGAAGCAAACGGTATCAATGGTACATTTAATACTTTTGGTATTCAGACTACACTTGCAGCGATAGAACGTGCATTGTCAGCAGTAGGTGCTCCAAAGGAGTATGATATTCTTGCCGACAAGACTTCATATATCAATATGCAGAACGCTTTCTTCAATACTGTAAACAACGGTGCAATCATTTATGCTGAAGGCGTAAACCGTAACGGAATTGATTTGAGTATAAACTTCCAATCAGTAAGTGTATATGGTCGTAAGTACAACTTGACCAACTACCAACTGTTTGACGAAGCGCAAATGTACGGTTCAAGCGGTAACGGGCTACGTAACAACTTTATGATGATGATTCCTGTTGGAAAAACACAGGCGATGGATTCAAACGGTCAAACTGTAACTGTACCACGTTTCTGTGTAACTTACCAAAACCCCGGTGGTGGAGGTATGAAATGGCACACCGCCAACACAGGATTGTTTGCATCCACTCCAACTTCACCAACCGCAGAAAGTGTTTACACTACTATCGGTTACTTCGGAGTAAAAGTGTACGGAGCAAGTCAGTACCTTATTATGAAAGGTCAATAAACCAAAATAAACCCCTTCTAATTTGAGGGGGTTTATATTTTTTAACAATTAAAAATCATTATGGAAGTAGCAGAGAAAAAAAGAGGTAATCCCGCTTTTGGGAGAAAGGCAGAATCCGATGTATTAGAGATGGATGAGCCAACATTTAAGATAGACTCAAAAAGGGTTTATCAGTTCCAATTAATCAAGACTTACGAAAGGTTAAAGCCAATCGACAATAAGACAGGCAGGTCTATTGAAAGTCTTTATCCACCGTATTATATATGCCCAAATGAGGGTGTAGCATTACATGAGGGAGAAATGCGTAGATGGCGTTTTGTCTATGGCTATCCGAGTATTTGGGTAGATGAGCAACAAAACCCTGAACCTACAAGCCTACAAGTTGCAGATCCAAGAAACGATCTTATTTTCGAGGAAGGTAATTTATTTGTCAGGGGAAGTGAAAAAACAAAGATACAAGCCTTGATGATTCAGGACTTATGTCAAGACCAAAAGAACCAAGTATTCCCAGTCCCGACTGTGTTTAGACTTATAAAAGAGGGCGAAACATTGGTTAAGGCAAGTGAAATCAACGACCAAGCGTTTGAAGCTGAAACGGCTGCACGTAACGCAAGTATTGAAGAATTACTACCTGTGGCTATGCTATTCGGAATTAACGTAGACAATGCAGAGAAACGTGGGGAGCAAATCAAGAAAGAGGTTATCTTAAAAGCAAGACAACTCCCTGATGCGTTCTTAGCGAATTTCGTTAGTCCTAAGACAAGTATTAAATACTTAGTGACTAAGGCATTGAATAAGAACATTATTTCAGGTGCATCGGGTCAATTAATAATGGTTGAAACAGAGAAGGTTTTATTCCCTGTCAATAAAGATAGCGACATTGCAGAGCAAGTTGCGACCTTAGTAATGGGTAATGACGAACAAGCGTCACTCCTGTACACACAGTTGAAGAAAGTCTTATCTTAATTCTTCCATAATGTGTTAAGGTCTTAAAGCCGTTCACTTTTAGTGGCGGCTTTTTGTTTTAAAAAAAGGCTTAAAAATAGGTTTATATTTGTTTTATAATTGATAATAATGGCGACAATTTCTGAAATATATAACCTTATAAAGTACAGAGCCAATAAAAACGGGTTTAATGGAACTTTTAGTCCTGTTGACATGAATTTATTGTTCCCAAGAGCAGAGATAAAGCTATTCAATAGGTTATATGATAGCTATTATAAAAATCAAAAAGTATCGGATGCCCTATCGCCCTTTATGAGCGACCCTACGGCTATTACTGTACTAAGTTCGGGTAGATACACTTTCCCTGTTGATATGTTCCACGTAGACGCTTTAACACACACCATAAGCGGTATTCAATACGAGATAACACGAGTAGAGAAAGATAGAATTGCAAATCATTTATCAAGCGTTATTGAAGCACCGAGTTTAGAATTTCCTATTTACACGCAGTATTCTACATTCTTACAGTTCTATCCTGTTGCCTTAGCTACTGCGACCTTAGTTTATTTGAAATCGCCAATACCTGCTGTGTACGGATATACATTAAACGGAATTACTACTTTAAACACATTGGTTAATGGTACGTTATATACAAACGGTACATATACAGGAGTAACCCTAACGGGTGGAACAGGAACAGGGGCTAAAGCTACTATTATTGTTTCGGGCGGTGGTGTGACAAGCGTTACGGTAACTACGGCAGGGAACGGATATGTTTTAGGTAATATACTATCTGCGAGTTCAGCGAATATTGGTGGAACAGGAAGCGGATTTGCTATTACAGTATCACAAGTAAGTGGCAGGAATCCTGTTTATAATCCTGTAACTTCTGTTCAAACACAGTTTAAAGATGACGAGGTAGAGGAATTAATCTACTACGTACTTCAAGATTTGGGCATGAATATGAGGGATGGAATGTTGCAACAGTTTGCACAAGTACAAGCAAAGGAGGAAGCATGACCTATAAAAAAATAGCAGAACAGATCAGAACAATAATCGGAAACGGTATTGTATCGGATGATTTTCGTTTCTCTTTAAGATACATTGCGGAGTTAGTTGCACAAGAGGTAGCCTTTGAAGCACGTAAAGACGCATTTGAAAGTAGCAATGCAGGTGAAACAACCTTTGCTAACGATGCGTTTATATCCACGTTTACAAACGTAGAGGTGCTATATGACAGTATTTTGAAGCAGAAGTACTCTGTTATGCCAAGCACACCTACGGCACTCCCTAAAGGGCAGGAAATAGCCTCTATTACCCCATTGGGTATTCAGGGCAGACGTAGACAGATATTACCGATGCTGAATAAAGATAAGGGATTACAAGATTTATTAGACCCTGTTCGTGGAGCGATATTAGCGTATCGTGAGAACGGGAGAATCTATTACGATAACATTAATCAGTATATGTTTACTGCGGTAAATATTTCACTTGTGGGAGCAATATCAACAACAGGAAATCTTTTAGATGGAGAGTTGAATGTTCCAAAGAATGTCGAGTCTGCCATTATAGACAGAGTATCGACAAAGTTAAGACAATTAGGCAGCGTACCGCAAGACGTTATGAATGATGCAAGAGATTTACCAACAGTATGAAGATAGCATTGAAGAAGTTAGTATCGCAATTCCTGAATAGTGCAGACGAGTCTGTGCATGGTTTTAGGCGTTTATATAACATTGGGGTGCAAGGTAGTCGTGAGTTCAATTTAGATATTACAGGGAATATTAAAACCGTAGTATTAGACGTAAATGCAAACAAGACCGCTAATCTACCACAGGACTACATATCTTATTCTAAAATAGGGGTACTTAACGACAGAGGCGAGGTGGTTACTTATAAAAGAAACGACCAACTATCTACATGGCATAGTATTTACACCACTCAAAGTTTAAGAAAAACGGGCGCACCTGTATTGAATACATTAACACCATTCTTTGACCAAGATACCTATCCTAATTACTATTACAACTATTACATTCAGGGTACTTCGTACAACCTATTTGGAGCAGATAGCGGAACACCCGAAGTCGGCTCTTATAAGTTAGATGAGGGTAACGGGTTAATTATCTTAGATGTTCACAACCATTACAGTCAAGTAGTATTAGAATACATGAGTGATGGGTACGATGAAAATTCAGACGATTACGAGATTGACGTAAAGGCAGAACAGGCGTTTATGGCTTTCCTGAGATGGAAAAATGCGATTGATTTAAGGAAGAAGTTTAGCCCAAGAGATGTCAGAGATTTCAGGGTAGACTATTACAGAGAGAGAAGAATGGCAGCGGTGCGTATTAATCAGTTTATACTCAACGAACTTCAAGATGCCGCAAGGGTTGGCAACAAATTGGCGAGTAAAGCATAATAATATGCCAGAGAATATAAAAATATTTCGTAGGGGAGGATTAAATCAAGACGATGCAATCGAATTTCTCGCACAAGAGGATTTCCAAGAAGCGTTCAATCTGCGTGTTTCGGGAACTTCCGATGGCGAAGAAGGTGTTGCGACAAACCCTGAAGGTAATGTTTTAATTTCCAATACGCTACCATTGGGGCTTAATAAAGCTATTGGTGCATCTGGATTTGAAATAAACCGTACAGGATATTCCTTTATCTACAACTCACAACAATACCACTTAATAGCTAAGTTAGATTACGATGCAGGTACTCAAACAACTGTATTTGAAAACCTAACAGATAGTGGCGCAGTAAATATATTGCCATTAGACCCTGAATACTACGTCAACGATATTAAGCTAATAAACGATTACCTATTAGCATGGACAGACGCTAACGGTCAACCCTACATGACCAATCTTACAAGACTTGAATCATCAGGGTATGGCGTACTGACATTAAACGATTTTCTTATCATAAAAGCACAAGGTTTAATACCGCCAACGGCAGTCTATTCAAATGACGATGGACAGTCGGTAAATCTATTGCAAGGGAAACTGTTTCAATTCACGCATCAGTATGTTTATTTAGATTACGAATATTCAGCATGGAGTACAAGGTCTAAACGCCCTGTACCTGAAAGCGAATCCACTCCAAGCGTAGGGACAAACGTAACCAAGAACAACAATATTATAGTAGGAGTAAATATTGGCACAAACAGGGTAGATACACTTAATGTAGGTGCAAGATATTCCAACTTCGATTGGTTCTTAGTAAAGTCGGTCAGCAGGGCTTACATATTAACCTTACCAAGTGCTATTGATATATTAAATGAGGTTTACGAGGCATACAATCCTACAACCAATATTTATTCATTTGTTTTCTACAATGATGGCTTGTATAGTAATATTGACCCATTAGAAACAGACTTAGATTACGACCATGTTCCCCTTAAATGTGAAACCTTAGAGAATATAAACGGGAATCAGTTAGCATTAGGCGGTATTACAGAAGGGTATGCAAAACCCGTAGCATCTGTAACACTATCAGTTACAGGTTACGACCCAAATATAAATATTCAAACAATATCTCCTACCGCATTAAATATATTATACTCCCATGACGATACAATACCTAGAACTCATAAACGCAGGGTAACAATAGCCTTTAATGGAGTTCCAAGAACGGGTGACATTATTACAATTTACACAACCAATATCAATGATTATAAAATCATAGTAAGCTATACCTATACTGTTCCGTTGACACAAGACGGTAGCTTGACATTGGTTATGCAGAGTTTAGCAGCAAGGACACCATCGACAGGGTTGAACTATTCGCTATCCCCCGATACTATTATTTTAGAATTTATATCAGTATCAAAGTATCAGTTAAGTAGTGTCAAGATTGAACTGTTAAATGCAGGTTCAGGAGCAGTAAAATCCGTTCATGCTTTAAAATCTAATTCAAGCTACCAATTAGCCTTACTTCACTTTGATAAATGGGGTAGATATTTCCCTGTTGTTACAGGCAACGATTATGTTTTAAATACAAGGTCTTTTGCTCAATCGGGTGGATTAACACCACAGATTTCATGGAACATACTAAGCACACCTCCAACCGATGCGGTATCAGCACAATGGGCAATCACAAAGAATAACACTCACCAAACTACCTTATTTGTAGATGGGGTTGTAGACAATGGATTAAGTCAGGGAGATTACTTAGTGTTTAACATAAACCCGTTACGTAAATTCAATCAGCTAAACAGTTCTTCTGTTCTATCTTATGATTATTCAAAAGGAGATAGGTGTACGCTTCAATTCTATATGACAGGAACGGTTAAAACCTATTTTAATAACCCTGCTATTGATGTTGAGGTTGTAGGTTTTGAGATTTCAATAACAGACAATAACTATTTATTAAAGGTACGTAAATCATCATCCCTAAGTATAGCCACTATTCTTAATAAGAATGTAATGCTTGAAATATACACCCCAAAACTAAGGAGTGTATTAAATAATGGTGTTTCTACTCCCGTTGAACAGGTATTCTATGAGGTAGGAGAACAAATAGCAATTACGGGCGGTTCTTATGCGGTTACAACGGGCAGTATTACTGATGGTGACGTATATTTCAAGACAAGAAGCTATGTAGGCGCAGCAGACCCTAACGTGCCATACGAGTTTCAGGTAGAGGACTTTAATTTTAGCGACTTCTACGAAAGTCAATATACCTCATACGGTAGACCACGTTCCGTTGCAGATGAACAAGGCAGGATAGAACGCAAGGCAAGTATCAGATATTCTGAAACCTTTCAGCGAGGTTCGTTAGTCAATGGACTTACACGATTCTACCCCGAAAATATTTATGGCGATGGCGATGGCGAAACTTCATCTAACTATGGATGGATAAGAAAGATAAGACAAAGGAATAACGTATTAGTAGTTCTACAAGAATTAAAAATAGGTTACGTTCCTGTATTCCAAGCAATCGTTGAAGATCAGCAAGGGGCTGAACAGTATGCCCTGTCCACTAAGATATTCAACTATGTACGATACAATGGCAAGAATGTTGGCATGGGTAACGCAAAGGAAAGCTATGCCGAATGGAACAATAACATTTACTTTGTAGACCCGTTTAGAAGTGAGCCTGTACGTGCAGGATTAGATGGTGCAGACGTTATTTCGGGTAGCATGAGTAAATACTTCAAGAGGGTATTACAACAAGCCTACGAGGAAGGTAAAAAGATTATAGGGTACTATGACATTTTCTACAACGAGTATTTACTAAGTACTGAAACTATTGGCGATATTTTAGTTGCCGCATCTTTCACACAACTTAATTGGCAGTTAGATGACACCTATATTATTCCTGCAAACGGTATAAGTCTTACTACCAATGGAACGAAGGGCGTAGCAACCTATAACAGTATAACAGGCGTATCTACCTATACTCCAAATACGGGTCAAACAGGGGCAGATAACTATACATTTAGCTTTACGCCAAGTGGAGGTGTTTTAACCACTAAGCGAGTGTGTTTAACAATTACAGCAGGGAATACGTGCGGTTTTGTATTTAGCTTCTTAGATATTACCAATGCCCAATGGGGAGAAGTTTACGTTTCTAATAAAATATTAATTGCAGGGATAAATATTCCTGCACCGATTAGCATTAGTGCAGGGGGTGAGTACAGAATAGACGAGGGTGCATGGACAAGCGTAAGCGGTACTGTTCCACCTGATAGCGAGGTAGAGGTAAGGTTAACTGCATCTGCAAGTCCAAGTACTGCGGTATCGGTAACATTAACTGTTGGGTGTAATTCAGA